GACGACGACACCATCATTGAGCGGCTGGTTAATGCCGCCGTTGCCTTCGTGGACGTGCAGGGCGTCCTTGGCCGCGCAATGATCACGCAGACTTGGGGAGAGTGGCTTGCGCCTAATCCCAGCACCGTGTTGCTTTCTCTCGGCCCAGTGCAGTCTGTTTCGGCCATCAAGTATTACGACGTTGATGGCGTTTTGCAGACCGCAACGCTGGCCGACTTCAATGTCTTTGGCACGCCAAACAGGATCACGATCACTCCGAAAACGGGGAAGGCTTGGCCTGTCACGCAAAACCGCGACGATGCCATCAAGATCGAATATGTGATCGGCTACGGCGCAAGTTCTACCAGCGTGCCGCAGACGGTTCGCCACGGGCTGATGATGCTGGTGGCGCACTGGTATGAAAACCGCGAAACCACGCAGGAAAAGCAGATGCAAGATCTGCCCTACGGCTTCATGGAAATGATGAACATCGAACGGAATTCTTGGTATGGCTAAGGCTGGCGCATTCGGTGAGCGTGCTACGTTCCAGCGCCTCGATGCAGGCGCTGTTGATGCTTATGGCAACGTCTACACCGGGTGGTCCGAATATGGCGTGCGCTGGGCCGATCTGCGTGAGCGGATCGGCAAAGAGATGATCGAAGGCGGTGCGCTGAATGACGTGGCGATGGCCACCATGCGTTGCCGTGGTGATACGATCACAAGGGCAATCACGGCAGCCGACCGCGTTGTCGTCCGTGGTTACACTTGGGCCATCAAGAACGTGACCCACATCGACAGCAAGAACGCGGTGATTGAGTTCCTGCTTGAGCGCGGGGTGGCGACGTGAAGGTTGCTGGCGCGGCGAAACTGGCCAAGCAATTGCGGGACGCTCCTGAAGCCGTCCACCGCAATGTTGTTAAGTCTATCAAGCTAAACACAGAACAAGCGGCAAGAATGGCCCGCAGCCTTGTTCCTGTGAAGTCTGGTCAATTGAAAGGCTGGATTCACACCAAATACGACGATGGTGGCATGATCGGTTCGGTCGAAGCCGCGCCGCCAACACGCGATGATCAAATCAAGGCCAAGGCCGTCGAATTTGGCCGCCAGAAGGGCAATCGCGGCACGACAGCGGCGCAGCCTTATATCCGCCTCGCACAAAAAACGCAGGTGCCAAAGTTCCTGCGCAGCGTTAAGTCTGCGATTCGACGCGGGCTGAAGGAGGCGACCAATGGCTGATGGATTTGCTCTTGCTTTGCAAAAGGGTCTGCGGGCTGCACTGGTCGCCAATGCTGGTATTACGGCGCTTGTTTCCACTCGCGTCTATGACGAGCCGCCGCAGGGCGTGACGTTCCCTTACCTGCGCTTTGGCGACATCACCCCAACAGCCTTCGACACCGACACCAAGGTCGGCGCGACTGTTGATATTTCTCTGGAAGCCAACAGCCGATCAGCATCTGGCCGGGTGGAAGCTGTAAAGATTGTGGAAGCCGTCAACGCGGCTCTGCATCGTCAAGAGGGCAGCGTGACCGTCACCGGGTTTACTCTGGTCGAATTGATTTTCCAGACACACAATGTTACAAGAGACCCTGATGGCCGTGGGTATACGGCTGTGATCGCGCTTCGGGCTTTGCTCGAAACAGCCTAGAAACGGGCCTTGGGCAAGCCCTAAAACGGAGGCCATCATGGCTAAACAACTTGGACGCGCCCTGCTCGTAAAGATCGGCGATGGCGCAGGCACTGAAGCGTTTGCAAACCTTTGCGGTCTGAACAGCAAAACCCTGACGATCAACAACTCTATGATCGACGTGACCACGCCAGACTGCACAACCCCGTCTGGTGCGCTTTGGACTGAAAGCCTGAACGGCTTGAAAAGCGTGTCGATTTCTGGCGATGGCTTCTTTGAAGACAGCGTGACTGAACTTCGCATGAACACCGTTGCTATGGGCGCTGATCCTAAGTGCAACTTCCAAGTCGTTGTTCCGGCTTTTGGAACCTATGCTGGCTCGTTCTACATCGAGTCGCTGGAGTTTGGCGGCGAGACTGAAGGCGGCGTGACCTATTCGCTGACGCTTTCCAGCACTGGCGCTGTTACGTTCACGGCTGCTTAATGACTATCACGGCAGAAGCGCCGCGTGGGGGTGTCGTCGAATATATCGGCGACACCTCATACGTTTTCCTGCTTCGCAACCGCGAGATTGAGCGGTTCGAGGACAAGCACCGTGGCATCTTTGATTTCTGGGAAGGCATGTTCGGTCGCGGCAACAAGCCAACCAGCACAGAGGTTCGCAATCTTCTGGCCTTGGCGCTTGTCGGCGGCGGCATGAAAGATGCGGAGGCTGACCGAGTTATTGCCAAAGCAACCCCGGCTGATCTCTTGCGGCTTTATCAGATCGCGCAAGCTGTTCTCGGCGTCGCGTTCATGCCTGACACGGTTGAGGAAGCCTCAAAAAAAAAGCCGATAGAGGACCAAAGCCCAACCGCTTAAACGTGCGCGGGATGATCAAGAACGGCATCGTGATTGGCTTACGCCCTGAAGAAATCCGTGATATGATCCCGAAGGATGCGTGGCTTGTGTTCCAAGGGTGGCATGATGCACACTCGCCGAAGAAGCCCGGATCAGAGGCAATGACGGCGGAACAATTCCGCGCCCTTGTGGAGCAAGTTGATGGCGATCAGCGCAGAACAGCTTAACATCATCCTCGCTGCCAAGGATCGTGAATTTGCCAAGGCGATGGCTGCAAACGCCCGCCGTGTTCAGCGTTTTGAAAGTGACTCAAAGAAAAGCCTCGGCGGTGTTTCGCGGAGTTTCGACTTGCTTGGCGATGCGGCGGGCAAGTTGGGCTTGACGCTTTCGGCTGGTGCCTTGGCGACCGGGATGCTTTCTTCAATCAAGAACGCAATCGACGCAGGTGCTGCAATCCACAATCTTGCGATGATTGCCGGGACAGGGACAACGGAATTCCAGAAGTTTGCCATCGCAGCAAAAACTGTAGGCATTGAGCAGGATAAGCTGGCCGACATCCTCAAGGACGTGAACGACAAATTCGGCGACTATATGGCAACGGGCGCAGGCCCGCTGGCAGACTTCTTTGAAAACATTGCGCCAAAGGTCGGCGTCACCAAGGATGCGTTCATCGGGCTTTCTTCCGATCAGGCTCTTGGGCTTTACGTCAAAACCTTGCAGGACGCAGGCGTCAATCAGCAAGAGATGACGTTTTACATGGAGGCTCTTGCATCTGACGCCACGGCTCTAAACCCGCTCTTGCGTGACAATGCAGCGGCACTCACGGCTATTGGTGACAGTGCGGAGAAAAGCGGAAGGTTGCTTGATGAGGGTATGATTAAGAACGCCAAGGTCATGCAGGATCGTTGGACGCAGGTTCTTGACGTGATGTATGCTTATTGGAATGACTTTTGGCTGACCATTGGCATGGGCCTTGATGAGTTGATGAACATCAGCGCCGAGTCTCAGCTTGGTGATGCAGTCGATGAAATAAACGCTTCAATTGGCAGGATGGAAGATGCCCAAAAAAGGCTGAATGCCGTTCAAGCACAAGGCGCGCTTGGCGATGACCCGACAACCGCTTCTGGATACAGAAAAAGGCTTGAAGAAGCTGAGGCCGAATACAAAGCCGCAGCAGATGCAATGGAAAGAGCGGTTGGTGAGCGAGATCGCCTTCAAGGCATTATAAACGGCAACCCTGTGCCGACCACACCGCCGACGGCAACAGGTTCTGGCACCACCACGGCTGGCGGCGGTGGCGGTGGAAAGTCACCAGCAGAGCAAGCTAAAGACGATTTCGATGCGCTGATCGCGTCACTTGATGGCGCGGAAAAGGCCAATCAAGACTTCGCCAAAGCGCAAGAGACAGTCAACGCAGCACTGGCCAATGGCATCATCACGCAAGAGGAAGCCGACATGACGTTGGCTGTGCTAACCGACCGCATGAAAATCGCACGCGGCGAGATGATCGACCTTTCAAGCGTTGCTGGGGTCTTGGAAAGTGAATTGACCAGCACCTTTATGTCGATCCTCGACGGCACGGAAAGCACCAAGGACGCCTTCAAGTCTATGGCGCGGGCTGTCATCGCGGAACTCTACCGCGTCTTGGTCGTCCAGCGTCTTGTCGGCAGCATCGGAACAGCAACGTCGGCTGGCTCTGGCATCCTCGGAGCCATCGGCAAAGTATTCCCAGCTTTGACAGGCAG